CGGCGGCCGCTCGAATGGGTGGTTTCCGATCGTCGTGCGCGAACCGTATTCGGGCGCGTGGCAGATGAACATGGAAGCGCGGCGCGACGTCGCGTTGACCTACTTCGCCGTGTTCGCGTGCGTCACGTTGATCGCGAGCGATATTGGCAAACTCGCGTTGCAATTGCTCGCACAGGCCCCCGACGGGACGTGGAAAGAGGCGACGAGTCCGTCGTTCTCGCCCGTCCTCCGCAAACCGAATCGGTACCAGACGACGCACAAGTTTGTCGAACAGTGGATCACGTCGAAACTCTGTTGGGGCAATACGTACGTCCTCAAGCAACGCGATCAACGCGGCGTCGTCGTCGGGTTGTATGTCCTCGACCCCTCGCGCGTGCGGCCGCTCGTCGCGCCTGACGGGAGCGTCTATTACGAGTGCTCGCGCGACAACCTCGGGGGCGACCTCGCGGGGATCGACGTCACGAGTATCACCGTCCCGGCGCGCGAGATCATCCATGACACCATGGTGTGTCTCTTTCACCCGCTCGTCGGCGTCTCGCCGATCTACGCGTGCGGCCTCGCCGCCATGCAAGGGCTCGCGATCCAAAACAACTCGTCGAAATTTTTCGCCAACGGGAGCAACCCGGGCGGCGTGTTGACCGCGCCCGGCGCGATCAGCGACGAGGCCGCCGCGCGCCTCAAGGCGTATTGGGACACGAACTATACCGGCGAGAACGTCGGCAAGGTTGCCGTACTCGGCGACGGCCTCAAGTACGAGGCGATGATCGTGAACCCCGTCGACGCGCAATTGATCGAGCAACTGAAATGGACCGGGGAAACCGTCTGTAGTTGTTTCCACGTCCCGTCGTTCATGATCGGCCTGGGGACCGCGCCGCATTTCGCGACCGGCGTTGAACCGCTGTTGCAACTCTATTACTCGCAGTGTCTCCAATCCCTGTTGACGAATTTTGAACAGCTATACGACGAGGGCGTCGGCCTCGCGAATCCGATCAATGGGATCCAGTACGGCGTGCAATTCGATATCGACGATCTCGTGTGGATGGACACGAGCACGAAAACCAAGGCGGCCGCCGACGCGATCGGCGCGGGCGCAATGGCTCCCGACGAGGCCCGCTGGAAATACTTCGGCCTCGGGCCCGTGCCGGGCGGCGATACGCCGTACATGCAACAGCAATACTTTTCGCTCAAGGCCCTCGCGACGCGCGACGCCGCCGATCCGTTCGCCAAACCCCAACCGGCCCCCCTGGCCGCGCCCGCGACCCCGACGCCCGCGCCCTCGGGCGATCAGGTCAAACATATCGACGCCGTGATCGGGACGTTGTTCGAGCGCGCGTTGAGGGCCGCATGACGGCCGACGAGCTCGCGGCGATCGTGAACGGCCTCGCGCCCGTGATCAAACGGTACATCGCGGACCAAGTCGCGACGGCGACGACCGCGCTAGAGGCGCGGATCGTCGCGTGCGATATGGCCGTCGGGATCCGTGTCGCCGCCCTGGAGGCCGTCCCCGCGCCCCGGGACGGGCGCGACGGCCGGGACGGGACCGACGGCGCGCCCGGCGCGGCGGGCCTCGACGGCCTCGGGTTTGGCGACCTCGAAGTCGTGCACGACGGCGAACGCCGGGTGACCCTGCGCGCCGTCGACGGCGACCGCGTCAAGGATTTGGGATCCGTCGTATTCCCTTGCGACATTTATCGCGGCGTGTGGACGACGGGCAAAACGTACGAGCGCGGCGACTCGGTCACCTGGGCGGGATCCGAGTGGCACGCGAACACGACGACGACGGCGCGGCCCGGCGACGGGTCGCCCGCCTGGACGCTCAAAGTGAAACGCGGCCGCGACGGCAAGGACGCGCCCGCCGTCCTCGTGGGGGCGCGCTAATGGCCGTTGACCTCGTCGCCGTCAAACGGCATTTGCAACTCGACGCAACCGATCCCGGCGACGCCGACACCGACGCGGACCTGACGGCGAAACTCGCCCAAGCCGAGGCGATCATCCTCGATTACCTCAAGGCCGACACCCGGCCCGACAACGCGATCGTCGACGCGTGCGTGTTGCTCCAAGTCGGCGAGCTCTGGCGGTTTCGCGGCGACGATCCCAACGCCGATAGTGCCCCGACGACCTCGGGCGACTTACACCCAACCATTACCAACTTGCTTCGCCGGTTGCGGGATCCGGCCCTCGCATGAGTCCGACGGGCCTCGCGCGGCGCGTCCCGGCCGGGCAACGCGTGCACGTCGTGACGTTGCAGACGCCCGGGTTGCCCGTCCCCGACGGCGACGGCGGCGTGATTCAGGGATGGGACGACCTCGTCCCCGCGACGGTCAAGGCGTCGATTACGCCCGCGTCGGCGCGCGACCTCGAAAAACTCGCGTCGGGGACCGTGATCACGCAAGCGACGCATGTGATCACGATCCCGTATCACGCGCAGGTCACGACGTTGACGCGCGTCGTGTTTCGCGGGCGCACGTTTTCGCTCACAAGTGTGATCAACCTGGACGAACGCAACGTGCAATTGAAATGCATCGGCGTCGAGGTCGTCGACTAATGGCGGGCTCGACGTTCACGATCGAGGGGTTGACCGAACTGAGCGATCAACTCGCCGCCTTGCCCGCCGCCCTTCAGGAGCGCGCGCGGTTTTTGACCATGTTCTACGCGACGCGCGCGATGAACCGGATCCGCGAGGAGTATCCCGCGCGCACGGGCGACGGCAACAAGAGTTTGCGGAACAAACTCAAGGTCAAAACCGAGGAGTCGACGTTTACGGCGAGCGCGATCGTCGTCAATACGTCGCCGCTCGCCGCGTTGTTCGAGTTTGGCACGATGGCCCGGCATACCGCCCTCGGCGCGAACCGGGGCGCGATGCCCCCGGGGCACACGTTCATTCGGATCGACGTCGAGGAGCGGCGCGCGATGTACGAGGCGTTTCGCGCCTTGCTCGTCGAGGCCGGGTTGACCGTGACGGGGGACGCGTGATGGTCGACTCCTCCGATATCGACGCCGCCGTGATCGCCGTGTTGCAAAACGACGCGACGTTGCGCGCCGCCATGCCCGACGGCGTGTTTTTCGGCCTCGCGGGGCCGTCGTTGGCGACTGGGAACAACGCGACCAAGTTTGTGCTCGTGTCGATCCTCGCGAACCTCGATCGGGCCGTATTCGGCGGGCGCGCGATCGAGAGTGTGTTGTACCTCGTGCAAGCCGTCTCGCTCTCGGGCGACTCGAAAGGGGCCGCGAAACGGATCGACGAGCTCCTCGAAAATGCTCCGTTGACGGTCGCCGGGTATACCTGGATGTCGAGCGCGCGCGAACAACGCGTACGGGAAATGGAACGCGACGACGTCGACCCGTCGATCGTGTGGACGCATCGCGGCGGCATGTATCGGATCGAACTGAGCGTCGACGCCGCCAGCGTCGCCGCGTAACAGGGGGACGTATGGCGATCAAGAGTGGACGTGACGGGCAAGTGCTATTCGACCCGACGGGCGGCGCGACGCCGGTCGTCGTGTTGTCGCTGAACAAGTGGAAACTCTCGCAAAAAACGGGCAAGACGAACGTCACGTGCTTCGGAGATGCAAACCTCGTGTATATCCCGGGTTTACCAGACGTGTCGGGGAGTCTGAGCGGATTTTGGAATTCCGTCGAGCGCACGTTGTTCGCGGCCGCGACGGCCGTCGACCCTGGCATGTTGGAACTCGTGCCGAACACGAACGAACCGACGTTCAAATGGTCGGGCCTCGCGTACCTCTCGGCCGATATCGATACGGCCGTCGAGGGCGCGCCCGCCGTGACGTCGGAATTCATGGCGGCGGGCCCCTGGACGATGGCCCCGCCGATCGTCCCGTAACGCATGTTTCGCGGGTCGGTCGTCCTCCGGGGCGCGGGCGCGGGCGCGTCGATCCTGTGGGGATCGAACGCGATCCCCGCCGCGCGGTTCTGCAAGTGGACGATCATCAAGGGCAAGACGCCGGGGGCCTGGACGCTCGCGGCCGCCGTCGACCCGAGCGGGATCGACGCGTTCAAGATGCGACAATCGCGGCTGTACTTCACGGCCCCGCGCCTCGGCGGGTTTTGGATGTGGCCGATCAAATCGGTCACCGTCGGGACCGCCGAGATCCACGCCGAGCTCGGGCCGCCCGAACACTGAAAGGCGAGACATGCGATCGCGCGTTGTGATGCCCGAAACGCGGAAACTGTCGATCTCCGATGGGGATTGGATCCTCGTCCGCACGCGGTTGACGCACGGGGAAACGCAGGAAGCGTTTAAGCGGCGATACCTCGCGGGCCTCGACGGCAAATTGCATGTCGACCCGATGCAAATCGGGCACGCGCAAATTCTCGCGTACCTCGTCGACTGGAGTCTGACGAACCCCGACGGCACGACGATCGCGATCAAAGGACAAGGGGCCGACTTCGTCGAGGGCGCGTTGAACTCGTTCGACGACGAGACGGTCGGCGAGATCCTCGCGGCGATCCGCCAACACGAAGTCGACATGTATACGGCGCGCGAGGCAGAAAAAAAAACGATCCCGAGTGGCGCGAACGGATCGTCTC